TCGGAGTCGGCGGCAACTTTTGGCGCGTGCTTCCCGCGGCGACGCTGACCGACGACCGCACGATCACCCTGTCGACGACCAACGCTGCCGCGGGTGACGTCATCGAGGTCACGCGGCTCGACGCGACAGGGAACACGCTCACGTTCATCAACGGCGGCGCCGGCGCTGGAACGTTGCTCGTGCTCACCGCGGCCGGCTCGGCGCGCTTCGCGTTCGACGGCACGAATTGGTCGCTCCGCTCCGCGTCGGCGACTCCGTAGCAAGGACTCCACATGCGCACGCTCAAGGTGCGGGGCCGCATCGGCCTCGACGTCTGGGATCCGTTCGCCGTCGGCGAGCGCCACCTCGGCAAGGATGCCGAGAACAACCCGATCGACGCGGTGGTGCCCGATCACCCCGACACGCGCAAAGCCATCAAGCGCGGCTCCCTCCTCGCCGCGGACGAAGCGACGGCGCGCCTCTGCGGCGTCGCGTGGACTAGCCCGGCCGAAGCGCCGGCCACGAAGAAGAAAGGCGTCTGACCATGGCTGGCTTCTCGCTCACTGGCTACGACCCCGGCGACCCGATTCCGGGCATCGTCCGCGAGATCAAGTTCGCGCAGGGTGACGGCTCCGGCGTCGCGCCCGAGCGGAAGGTCGTGCTGCTCGGCAACAAGACCTCGGCGGGTTCGGAGACGGCCGACACGCTCGGCGACGCCATCGCCTCGTCGTCGGACTGCATCGCGCGCTTCGGGCAGCGCAGCGAGATCGCGCTCCTGTACCGCATCTACAGCGCGATCGACCCCGACGCGACCATCCACGCCATCTGCTCGGCCGAGGGTTCGGGCTCCGCGTCGGTCGACTTCACCTTCGCGACCGATGCCACGGGGCCGAGCACGGTGAAGTTCACCGTCATCGGCGAGACGATCGAGATCGGCGTCGAGACCGGCGACACGGTCACGACCATCGCGACCAACGTCAAGAACAAGATCAACGCGCAGACGCATTGGCCCGTTTCGGCCTCGAACTCGTCGGGCGTCCTGACGCTCACGGCCGCGAACGCGGGCACGCGCCACCAGTGGCACATCGCGCAGGCGCGGTGCTCGTTCACCAAGAGCGTCGGCACGACGGTGACGAAGGGGAGCGTCTCGGCCGCGTCGACCGACGACGACCAGACGAACGCGATCGCCGAGCTGTCTGCGACCGAGATCTACTACCACGTCAGCCCCAAGGCCCTAACCTCGGGCGCGAGCGCAACGGACAACGGCCTCGGCGAGCACATGGCGATGATCACCGCGCAGGCGCTCCCCATCGCCGGCAAGGACCAGGTGCTCATCGCCGGGTGCGTCGGCACGCAGTCGCAGGCGACCGCGGTCGCGGAGTCGCTGAACAACGCCCTCGCGAAGGTCTACTGGAGCGAGAACTCCGACTGGACCCCGGGCATGATCGCCGCGCACATGGCGGCCGTCCTGCGCCGCGCGCAGGTCTCGCACCCCGCGAGCAACATCACGGACGCGGGCAAGGCGACCGACCTGCCGTGGCTCCTGCCGGCGCCGTACGCGAAGGCGGACTGGCCGACGCGCACCGAGATCAAGGCCGCGCTCAACTCGGGCGTCTCGCCGATCGGCGTGACCCCGGCGGGCCGCGCGTTCCTCGTGCGCGACGTCACCACGTACAGCTTCATCGGCACCAACGCGACGCGTGACTACCGCGCTCGCGAGGGCCACATCCCGTCGGCGATCCACTACTTCTGGTCCCAGGTCGCCGCGGCGTACCGCTCGCAGAAGCAGCCGTTCGTGGCCGACGAGCCGGCCGCCGGGCAGAAGCCGATCCCTGGCGTGCAGTACCCGAGCGCGCTCAGGGCGCTCATCGCGCAGAAGATCACCGACGCCTGCACCGCGAAGGAGTTCGCGAGCGGCCCCTACCTCGACCCGAGCGCGCTCGACGCGATGCTCGCCAGCATCGAGGTCGTATCGACCGCGGACGGCCTCTCCGCTCGCGCGCGCCCCCGCGCCGTGCGCCACAACCTCAAGGGGACCTTCCTGCTCGAAGAGAGCGGGCCGGCGTACTGACCTCCTCGCGCGAAGAGAACGCGGCTCGGGCGTGAGGCTCGGGCCGCCCTTCGCGCACCACGCTCACAACTGACCGCGACGGGCGCGCGCCCGGTCGCACGGGTGCGCCATGTCTCTCCAGTACTACGACAAGGGTTATGCGTACATCGACGGCCAGCTCCTCGGCGAGTCCAGCGGGGGGAGCATCGAGTACCAGGGCGAGCCGATCCCGGTGTCGACGCTGGTCAAGGACTTTGCCGGCGTGACGCCGGTCCCGAAGTCCGCGATGGTGTCGATCGACAGCTTCGTTCCGGCCAGGGGGCTCGAGGTCGACGTCATCAAGTCGTGGCTCGAAACGTCGGTCATCACCATCAAGCTCCAGTTCGGCGGCTCGGGCAAGTCGATGCAGGCCGACGGCTTCGTGCTGCCGCCGTCGATCTCGTTCTCCGCGACGGACTCGACGAAGCTCTCATTCCGGGTCCACTGCGAGGCCGTCGCCTTCACCTGACCCGCGATGACGTCGCCGGCTCTTCTCGGGCCGCCGCCCGACGTCTCGCCACCGCGGCTGTTCCGCCTGCTCGCCTCGCGCGCGCGGGCCGAGCAGCCGATCGCGTTCCGCTTCGCCGGCGTCGAGCACGCGCCCCTCGTGGTGCGCGCTCCGCTGGCGAGCGAGCTTGCTTCCGCGCTCGACGCTGCCCCCGCTGACGCGTTCGCCGCCGCGCTGGTCGCGGTGTCGCTCTACGCCGGTGGGCGCCGCGTGTTCGCGTCCACCATCGACGTGCTCGAACTGCCCGACGTCGAGCTCCCTGCGCTGACGCATGACGTCGTGTCCGCGCTCGCGCGTGTCGCGCCGTTCTACGGTCGCTGCGACGAGGAGGCATGGCACCGTGCGCTTGTCGCCGGGGCGCGCCACCGCAGCAACGCGACGGCATTCCGCGCGCTCGCCGGAAGCGTCGACCTCGTGCTCGGGGCGAAGCGGCCCATCTTCATCGAGCGGCCTGATCGCTACTTCGGCGTCCCGCTCGCAGACCTTACCGACGGCCAGTGGATGGCGTTCCGCGCGGCCTTGAACGACAGGCACGAATGACCGACGAACTGTCCCCCATCGCCGCGGCCATCAAGGCGCGCCCGCGCGTCGCGCACGCGTTCGAGGTGCAGGGCTACCTGTCGCTTGGGTCGGAGGTGCGCCGCGTGCGTATCCGCGTGCCGACGAAGCGCGAGCAGGACCTCGCGGTGGCCGGCGCGCACGAGTACGTGTCCAAGCTCGGCGACAAGGCGGCGACCGACCCCGACGTGCTGCTCGACGCCAAGAACGCGTTCATCGTCGCGACCGCCGTGCGCGACGACGCGCAGCCCGACAAGCTGCCCGCATTCCCGTCGGGCGGCTGGGTCGTCGAGAACATGACCGCCGAGCAGATCGGCGCGCTCGTGAACCTCATCAACGAGGTCCGCAAGCACGAGAACCCCGGCGGCTGGATCATCGACGATGCGACCGTCGAGGCCATCGCGTCGGTCTGCGCTGCGACGGCGGAAAGCGACTTCCCCGAGAAGGCTCTCGCCGACAAGTCGCGCGAGTTCCTCTCGACGGTCGTCGTGCTGCTCGCGATCAAGCTCGCCGCCGCGCGCGCTTTGCTGGACGAGCCTGCCACGGAGCCGGCGCCGCACGAGGGCGAGGGCTCGTGATCCGCGTCACGGTCGACATCCGGCAGGAGGAGAAGCTCGCCGAGGCCGGCTCGCAGGCCATGCACATGGCCCCGCTCGACATGGAGTACCGCTTGAACCAAGCGGCTGCCGAGGAGCGTGCGACGCACCTCTACCAGAACCAGACCGGGCACCTCGAAAACTCGACCAAGGCGGGCACGATCTCCGAGACGGCCGACGAGACGGTCATCGACCTCGAGATGGGCGAGCCCTACGCGAGCTTCGTGCACGACCTCGGGTATTCGCGGTTCGTTGAACTCGGCAACGTGGCGGTCGCGCGCATCTACGAGGACATCGAGGCCGCCGAACGCGCGCTCGAAAGGCTCTAGCCCATGGCCGAGATCCGGTATCGCTTCGTCGCGACGGGCTACGAGAGCGTTCGCAACGCCTTCAAGTCGATCGACCAGGCCGCGCGCGAGTCTAAGAAGGCCGTCGACGCGACGATGGGCGCCATTGGCCGCACTACTGGCCGCGTGGGCGGAGCGGCTGGCGGCGGGGGTGGCGGTGGCGCTGGTGGTGGCCCGACGTGGCGCGAGAACCAGCTCACGAAGCTCGCGCGCCAGGTCGAGCGCGACCAGCTACGCGCCGCGAAGCGCGAGGAGCAGCTCGCCGCGCGCACGGGCGCCAAGGTCATCCGCGAGGCGGAGAAGCAGGCCAGCGCGAAACAGCGCGCCGCGGAGAAGGCGGAGCGCGCCGCGGCGAAGGCCGTCGAACGGGAGAACGCCGCGCGCGAGCGCGTGCGCAACCGTGAGGCGCGAAACCACGAGCGCCACATGGAGCGCATGAACCGCACGCAGGAGCGGGCGATCAAGCGCGGGCAAGAGATCGTCGAGCAGGGGCAGGAGCGCCGGCTCGCGCACATCGGCCGGCAGGTGTCGGGCGCGGTCATCACGGGCGGCGCCGCCGCCATCGGCACGGGCGCGGCCCTCGTCGGCGCGGCTGCGCGCGACGACATCCGCCTCCGCGACGCGAGCCGCCGCATCGCCATCAACGCGCGCGGCGCCGGCGAGGCGATGACGAACCCCGACGAGCTCGCGCGGCAGTTCCACGCCATCGCGACAGCGACACCCGGCATCAAGAGCGCGGACGTTGCCGAGGCCGTGTCGAGCTACGTCGCCAAGACGGGCGACCTCGCGACGGCGCGCACGAACGCCGCGACGTGGGCGACGACGGCCAGCGCGACGGGCGCGAGCATCGCGGACGTGTCGAAGGTCGCCGCCGACATGGCGGAGAAGTTCGGCATCAAGAGCGCCGACGAGATGCAGAAGGCGATGGCGACGCTCACGTTCCAGGGCAAGACCGGAGCGTTCGAGTTCGCCAACGCCGCGAGCGAGTTCCCCGAGATGGCCGCGGCCGCGTCGCGGTTCGGCCTCGGCAAGGGTGCCGGCGCGGTCGCTACGCTCGGCGGACTCGCCCAGATCGCGCGCACCGCGAACGGCTCCGCGGCGGAGACGAGCACGAGCCTCGGGCAGATGTTCAACCAGCTCACCGCGAAGGCCGACAAGATCGGCGCCGCGGGCGTCGACGTGTTCGACAAGGAAGGCAACGGCCGCGACATCACCAAGATCCTGCCCGAGCTCATCGGCGCGAAGGGCACAGACCTCGCCGCCATGAAGGGCTTCATGCTCGAGATGCTCGACGTGCGCGGCGTCAAGGCCGTGTCGCCGCTGATGGACACCTACGCGCAGGCCGTGAGCGGCACGAAGGGCACCGAGGCCGAGAAGGTCGCCGCCGGCATGGCCGCCGTGTCGGCGCAGCTCGACCGTGCGATCAACGCCGCGGGCAAGTGGTCTGACGTGGTCGACGACGCCGCCGAAGCGCAGAAGGCTGTCGGGGCCGGCATGTCGGCGTCGTGGGAGAAGCTCACCGCCGCCGTGGGCGATCAGGTCACGCCGCAGCTCCTCAAGCTGTTCGGCTCCGTCGGCAACGTCGACGGCGCGATCGAGGCGCTCGCGGGCGCTGCCGGCGTTGCTGCCGAGGCGCTCGTGTGGCTCGCCGACAAGCTGGGTTGGACGAAGCCACGGACCGACCAACAGCGGCGAGACGAAGCACAGAAGGAGTACGACAAGATCGCCGCAAAGGGCCTCGACACGACGGCCGACGACATCAAGCGCATGGGCGAGCTGTCGGCGACGCTTGCGGCGCTCGACGAGAAGGCCAACCCGTCGGCCGAGGCCGGCCAGCGGTCGAACCTCTCGCGCCTGTCCTACGCGACGCCTGACGACTTCGCGAAGGCCTACCTGGGCGCGTCCGGCTTCGACGGCGGAGGCAACCTCGCTGCGGCGGACATGTCGGACGCAGCGAAGGTCGCCGCGCAGATCCGCGAGGACCCAAACTACTTCACGACGGGCCGCATCGGCGAGACGCCCGAGCAGGCGGCGATCCGCGAGAACTACCAGGCTCAAGTAACGGCCGAGAGGGCCGGCGTGCCGGGGTCTGCCCCCACGATCAACGCCGACGAGGCGAACAAGAGCCTCGCGGCCGTGAGCGGCGCCGCTGCGGCGGCTGCAGAGGCGCTCTCCAAGCTCAAGCTGCCCGGCTCGGGCGCTTCGATCATCGCGGACGGGTGACCCATGCCGCTCAGCGTCGACGCCATCAAGAAGCTGCCGCTGCTCACGTGGCGCGGCCTCAACGCGCCCTGTGAGACGGCCCCGTTCGACGGCGCGCACGAGCAGGCGCCGCGCGCGTATCCGTACGTGAACGGCGAGGGCCACGACTGGACCGGCCGCAGGAGCTACGTGGCGCACGCGCGCCTGCACTTCGTCGAATCCGTCGAGGAAGGCGCGTTCACGTCCCTCTGGCCTCGCTGGCGTGCGGCACTTGAGGACGGCACCGCGGCGTCACTCACGCACCCCGTGCTCGGCACGTTCAACGCCCGCGTGATGACGTGGAGCGGCGACCTGAACGCGCACAACCGCGGCGGCATCGTCGTCGACGTCGTGTGGTGCGAGTCGCTCATCGACCCGACGCGGCAAGACGAGTTTCAGGTCGAGCCGTTCGCGCTCGACGTGCTCGCCGCCGCCGCCGAGGCCGCCGCCAGCGAGTACGGCATCACGTGGCCGACGGGCCGCCGCGAGACGTCGCTCCTCGATGCCATCAAGCAGATCCAGGGGTCGCTGTTCTCCGCATCGCTCACGCTCTCCGGCTACGTGTCCCAGGTGATGGGCGTCGTCGGCGACATGGTCGATGCGGTCGACGCCGTCACCGACCCGACGTCGTGGCCCGCGTACGACAACCTCGTGCACGTCTGGTCGCAGCTCGGCGCCATCAAGCGCAAGGCGGAATCCCGCTTCGGCGGCCGCTCGACGCGGATGCGCAAGGTCGCGGTGGCCTCGACGCTCGACGCGCTCTCCCGCGAGACGGGCACGAGCGTGGCCGACCTCATCGCGCTCAACCCCGCCGCGGCCGCGGGCCCGCTCGTGCCCGCGGGCACGACGATCGTCTACTACGGCTGACGCGCGATGGGCGACCACAACCGCGCGCGCATCGAGATGCACTTCGCCGACGGCGAGGTCATTTCGCAGTGGGAGTCGCTGGAGCTTCACGACGACTTCACCGACCCGCTCGGGCGCATGGCGTTCACTGCCCGCCCGCGGCGCGATGACGTCGCGTCGTACCGGGAGCGCCTCGCGAAGGGCGAGCTCGTGACGGTGCTCGTCAACGGCGCGCTTCAAGGGGCCCAGGTCATCCAGTCGCGCCGCATGAAGGTCGACAAGGCCGGCGTGACGTTCGCGGTCGAGTGCCACACGCCGCTGGTGACGCCCTACCAAGCGCACGTTGCCCCGTCGCTCAGCTTCAAGTCGAAGAACGACGCGCCCGTGTCGGACGTGGTGCTTCGCGCCCTCTCGCCCTTCGGCTTCTCGGAGATCCTCACGGACGCCGCCGCGAGCCGCAACGCGCGCAGCGGTAAGCCCATCGGCACGCGCACGCCGATGCCCGACGTCGCGGCGCTCAAGCTGAACGAGGCTGCGGCACAGGACGGCGAGAAGGCGTATTCGTTCTGCGCGCGCATCTTCAACCGCATGGGCGTCGCGCTGCGGTGCGACCCGTCGGGGCGGCTGCTCCTGCAGGCCCCGGACTACGACCAGGATCCGGCCTACACCGTGTCGCAGACGTTCGGCGGTACGGGCCCCGGCGATCGGTTCCTCGACGGCCTCGACATCGAGGACACGAACGACGACCAGTTCTCGTCGTGCACCGTCTCGGGCCTCGCTCCCGACAAGCGCGGCAAGACGCGCACGAGCAAGCCGCAAGTCGAGGTCGTGCAGTCGCTCGACCGCGCCGGACTGCGCGCGCCGTACGCGTCGACCGTCGCGCCGTACAAGCCGCTCATCATCAAGGACAAGTCGGCCCGCGACGCGAAGCGGTGCGAGAACGTGGCGACCCTGGCGATGGGGCTGCGCGCGTCGAAGTCCTACAGCATCACCGGCGAGGTCGACGGCTTCGTGTCGTCGACCGGGCGCGTCTGGACGATCGACACGCTCGCGCGCGTGGTCGTCGAGGCCGATGCCGTCGACGAGACGATGTACCTCGTCGCTCGCACCTTGATGCAGAGCCGTGACGGCGGGCAGCGCACGCGCCTGCGCTTCATTCCGCGTGGCTCGCTCGTGCTCGGCGAACTGCCGTCGGGAGGCTGACCCATGATCCTCGGCAACTGGACGACCTTTCGCGCCGTGTTCGCCGACGGCGGCGCGCCTGTCGACATCACGGGCGTGCTCGAGTGGGAACCGGCGCTGATGCGCGCGCTCAGCTTCGATGGCGGCATCACGGGCACGCCGACGCCGATCACGGCGTTCCCGTTTACCGTCACCGTTGACGGCGGCGCTGCCGGCGCGATGGCGTACGACGCGTACCTCTCGCAGCGCACCGACGACGTGGCTGCGCAGTATCTCCGCCTCACGACCGCCGCTGGCAAGTCGGGCTCGTGGACGATCCGGCTCACGGCAGAAGGCGCAAGCGAACTCGGACTCGCGAGCGTGACCGACGCCGTCACGATCGACCAACTGCGCGTAGCCTTGAAGCACGTCACGCTGTACGTGCGCCGCCAGTCGGACGGCTCGATCCAGCTCTTGCACCTCCTCGACGCGACGCTCGGGGGGCTCTCCTGATGGTGCGCTTCGCCGACCACCTGACGAGCGTCGCCGACGTACTGCTCTCGACGACCGACGACGGCGAGATCCGGGTCAACCTCGGCGACACGACCACCGGCGAAGGCCTCGACTCTGAAGTGCCCGTATGGGGCGTCGACGGCTTCGTGAGCGTGCCGAACGAGCCCGACGACGACGGGGCCGCGCAAGCGTTCTTCATCGTCGATGGCCATGAACGCCGCGTCGTCGCGACCCGCGACAACCGATGGGCGGCGAAGGCGGGCACGGCCCCGGCGCCCGGCGATCGGTTCATCGTGTCCAACTGCGCCGCGCGCGTGCTCCTCAAGCGCGCCAAGAGCTCGGTGACGCTCTACACCGAGAACGAGCAGGACTCGAACACGTCGCAGCTCATCGACCTCAACGGCGCCGACGGCACGACCACGCTCATCTGCGGCGGCGCGCTGGTGCAGATGTCGAAGGACCGCATCGTGCTCGGCGTGTCGGGCGGCGGGATGCTCGTCATCGACGCGAACGGCGTGCAGATCCTAGGGCCGTACTGCGGCCTCAACACGGGCGGCGGGAACATCGGCGTGGACCACCTCGGCAACGCGCCGCCGCCGACTTCCGCCGTCATCGGCGGCACGAGCGGGCAGACGGGCATCGCGTCGCCGTCGTGGACCGTGATCACGACGCCGTGAGCGCCTGCAACTTCCCGCCGTTCGACTTGCCGGCGTTTCCGCCGAGCATCCCGTTCCCGGCAGTACCCGCGCTCCCGTCGCTGTCGCTGAGCTTCGACCTCGGGATCGACCTCGCACTGCCGACGTTCAGCCTACCGAGCTTTCCGCCTGCCCTGCCGGTGCCGACGCTGCCGGCGTTGCCAACGCTCGCGCTCGACTTCGACCTAGGGATCGACCTCGCGCTCCCGAGCTTCGATCTCCCGTCGTTCCCGCCGTCGATCCCGGTGCCGCCGCTGCCGGCGCTGCCAACGCTCGACGTGCCGCCGACGTTCTGCCCTCTCGACTGACGAGGTAGCCCATGGGGTTCGGTACTGGACCGTTCGGCGCAGGGCCGTTCGGGCACCCGCTCATCGCGACGACCGACGAGGTGCGTTCGTCGCTCTCCTCGTCGCGCTCGATCGACGGCGTTGCGAAGGCCTACGTCGTGAACGACGAGGGCGGGTTCGCTGCGATGGACGACGTCGCGCAGCGCGTGCTGCTCCTCCTCGCGTTCGGCATGGGCGAGGAACCCAAGCTCATCGACGCGACATACGCCGAGACGATGCGCGCGCGCATCACGGCGGCGCTCGCCCCGCTCGTGCGTGAGCGCGCGATCGAGATCACCGCGATCGACATCGGCGACGACGGGCGCAGCACCACGCACAAGCGCGTCGCGTTCCGCAACCTCTTGACCGACACCATTCAGACCGTGGAGCCCACGTAATGGCCCTCCCTGCCGTCGGCGACGCTGCCTATCCGACTCCTGCCGAAGTGCGGGACGCCATCCTGCGGACCATCGCGTTCGCGTGCGCGCGCCGCGGCGTCACCGCGAACGTGCTACCCGGCTCGGACCACTACATCCGCGCCGACGCCATCGCCAAGCGCGTGTCCGTAGCGATGGCGAACAACAAGATCGCCCTGGCGAACCTCTCGCCGCTCACCGCGACGGGCAAGGATCTCCGCGACCTCTGCGCCGTGTTCGGCGTGCCCGAGCGCCCCGCGTCGAGCGCGTCGGGTTCGGTCACGATCAAGTGCTCCGGCTCGATCACCATCCCGGCCGACTTCGTGGCCACGGCACCGAGCGGGCTCAAGTACAAGACCACCGGCGCGAACATCGCGATCGCGACGGGCGCGAAGGTCGAGCTCGTCGCGGTGTCGACCGGCAAGGCGACGAACGTCGACCCGAGCACCGTTCTGACCTGGGACTCGGCGGCCATCGGTTCGCTCGTCTCGACGTGCACCGTCGACGCCGACGGCTTCACGGGCGGGTTCGACGCCGACGCCGACGAGCAGCTTCGCGCGCGCCTCATCGACACGCTGTCGAACCCCGCCGGCGGCGGCAACGTCGCGCAAATCCGCCAGTGGGCCGAGGACGCGTCGAGCGCCGTCGAGCGCGCGTTCTGCTACGCCGGCGTCCGCGGCGCGGGCACCTACGACGTGGCGCTCGTCGCGGCTGGCGGCGACCGCACCGTTCCAGGCGCGACCGTCACGGCGATCGATGCCGTGCTCGCGGCGAAGCATCCGGGGCACGCGGACGTCAACACCACGACGATCTCGCCCGAGCGGGTCGACGTGATCCTGTCGGCCACGATGCCGACGCCCGCCTCCACGGGCGGCGCTGGCAACGGTTGGCGCGACACCGTGCCGTGGCCATCTGGTGCCGTCTCGCTCGGCTCGGACGATGGCAAGGTGACCGCCTACTCGGCGCCCACCGCGACGGTGCGCACGACGACCGCGCCCGTCGCCGGCCAGCGCATCGGCGTCTGGTACGCGGGCACCGATGAGGGCCAGTTCTACGAGTACACGATCGCGACGGTCGGCGGCGTCTCGGGCGCGTGGACGATCACCGTGGTCGGCGGCTTCATCGTCTCGCCGCTCAACTGTTACGTGAGCGCCGGCGCGACGCGACTTGCGGACTACGGCGCCGCGTTCCTCGCGCTCGTGCGCACGCTCGGCCCCGGCGAGAAGACCGCGAACCAGGACATCCTGCCTCGCGGCCGTCGCCAGCCGACGCCCGAAACGACGGCGCCGAGCGACCTCACGACGTCGCTGCTCGGCGCGATGACCACGGCCTACCCCGAGATCACCGACCTCACCTATGCGGCGCGCGTCGCGACCGGGACGACGACGGCGCTCACGTCGCCGAGCGTGCCGGCCACCACGGCGGACCCGCCGAAGATCCTCGTCCTCAAGCACTTCTGCATCAGGAAGGCCTAGCCCATGCCGACCCCTCGCACGATCGACACCTACGGCGGCACGTTCGTCGACGCGCTTCCCGTCGAGGACGCGACCTCGGAGCAGAGCGCGGACTACGCCAACCGGCTGCACGAGGACGTCGCGCAACTCACGCGCTCGGCGCTGAAGTGCATCGTGACCTTCCCCACGACGACCGATGCGGCGCCGGCCACGGTGTCGGCGGCGTCGGTCACGTGCCTCTCGCAGTACGGCACCGGCTCGTCGACCAAGCCCGTCGTCGCCAAGACGGCAACGGGCGTCTACACGCTGACGTTCGCCGCGACGTACGACGACGCGCTCAGCGAGACGGACCCGTTCACGATCACGACGGCGGCAGCCCACGTCGACGCCGCGATCCTCGGCTACGCGCAGGCGTCGCACTCGGGCGTGGTCGTCACCGTGAAGGTCTACGACCCGGCTTCGGCGTTCGCCGCGTCGGACCTCTCGGGCAGCAAGACGATCACCGTCGTGGTGGCGTAGCGTGAGCGCCCGTTCTGTTCTGCTCGCGTGCGCGACGTGCGGCGTCGAGTTCTCTCGGGCGCGCTCACGGGTCAGCAGCGGCAGAAACTACTGCTCGGCCGCATGCGGCGGCCGACAAGTCCGACGCAACAGGGACTTCCCCGAACCGCCGCCGGTCGACGGAGCCAGGTGGATCCAGCTAGGCGGCGGCGCGTTCGCGCTCGTCGACGAAGCCGACTATCCGCGGTTATCTCAGTACACGTGGCGGCCGATGCGTGGGAAGTCTACGACGTATGCGTGCCGCTCTGTTCGCAATAGGCGCGCCGGCACATCGTCCACGATCCTGATGCATCGCGAAATCGCCGGCACGGATGCCGCCGAGGTCGACCACATCAACCAGAACGGCCTCGACAACCGTAGGTCGAACATTCGGCTTGGGAAGTACGTCAACTGCGCCAACACTCGATCGCGAGTCGGTAGCGCTTCCGTGTACAAGGGCGCCCATCGACACGGCGACAGGTGGGAGTCGTCTATCCGAGCCAACGGGAGGCTTGAGAGGCTCGGCGCGTTTGCCTCCGATGAGGAAGCAGCCATGGCCTATGACGCGGCGGCGCGTCGCCTGCTTGGCGACGATGCCAGATACAACTTCCCCGTTGGCAACGAACGGTCGGCGGTGCGGACGTGAGCCGGTTCGGTAGGAATTGCTACCCGCGCCGATTCGGCGGCGGGGCGCGCGCGTACGAGGTCGAGCACATGGCGCTGCTCGACGCGCTCGCGCCAGGCTGGGATGCCAGCGACGACGGCGAGCACGCCGCGGAGACGCTCGGCCACGCGCTCGCCGTCTCGTTCATCTGGGCGCTGAACCGGCGCCTGACGAATCAGGGCGTCCCGGCGCGGATGCTCGAGTGGCTCACGACCTGGGAGCAGGCGTGTGGCCTTCGCCCGCTCACGACCGACACCGTCGCGGCTCGTCGTCGCGCGGTCGCGGCCAAGCTCCGCGGCCTCGCTGGCAACACGCTCGGCGACCTGTGGAGCGCGTGCGAGACGCTCGCGGGCTCGAACTTCGTGAGCATCACGCCCGTGCCGAACGCGGGCGTCGTGACCTACTGGCCCGGCGTGAACCCCGGCCCGCCCGGGTTCGAGTGGGCCTCGAACCGCTGCGTCGTGCTCGTCACGATGACCAAGGCGACTATCGGCGACGTCGAGTTCGCCGCGCTCAAGCACCGCGTCGGGCTCTTGCTCGACCAGATGGCCCCCGCATGGCTGCGCTGGAACATCGGCGTCGCGGGTGGCTTCACCGTCAACGTCGGAGTCGTCGGACAGACGCTCCTGTGACCTGAGGACTCCCGATGACCTTCTCTCGCGTCAACGCGCTCGGTTGGACCGACGACTTCTCGACCATCACGGCGGCGCAGATCAACGGCCTCGACGTCAACATGACGTCCGCGCTCGACGGCCTGAACGGCGGGTACTACACGCCGACGGCCGAACTCGCGATCGGCGGGCAGGGCCTCCACATCTGGGATGGATCGCTCACGATCGGCGACGGTGCCGGGCAGAACGGCACGATCAACGTGAGCGACAGCTCGGGGATGATCTTCGCGTCGGGCTCCGGCATCATCCAGTCCGCGGGCTCGTCGTGGGGCCTCTCGGGCTCGACGTGGTTCTACTCCGCGGGCGTCGACTCGAACGGCGGCGCGGGGCACCACGTCGTCAACGGCGGCGTCTTCTACGTCGACAACGGCGCCACCGTGAAGGTGCGCACTGGCGGCACGCTGCAAGTCGTGGGCACCTTCGTCGCGTCGAGCGGGAGCGAGGTGCGGCTCTACGATGAAACTCGGCAGTACAGCGGCGAGTTCATCGTGAACGACGGCGTGCCGATGACGCTCCACGGCGACGTCACGATCAAGAGCGACGGCACGCTCGTGACCGAGGCCGGGTCGACCACGACGCTCGGTGGCACGCACAACGTCACCGGCACGCTGCAGACGAGCGGCACCGGCGCGATCACCGTGAAGGCCGGCGGCAGCTTCACGTCCGAGGCGCTCGCCACCGTGTCGCACGCGGGCGACGTCGAGGTCGGCGGCACGCTCACCGTGTCGGGCGAGTTCGTGCAGACGGGCACGCTCACCAAGAGCGGCACCGGAGCCATGACGGGGCTGCGCGTGGGTTCCACGGCCAACGCGGATGGCACCTACGGCGCCGAGAAGGACATCTGGCTCATCGGCGCGTTCAACGAGCACACGTACACGCTGCGTAGCTCGACGTCGCCTGTCCCTGTCGAGGGAACCACGCTGCGGTTCGTGTGCACGGCGCAACTCATCGGCAACATGCACTTTGCTCGCGAAGACACGTCGGTTGTCGCGAACCTGCCTCTCGGCACGGATTACGTGTGGGTGGAGTTCGTGTACCACTCAGGGTCGTGGTACTTCGCCGGCGGGTCCGGCGTGAACTAGTCGCGCGGCGTGAACTCGACGCGATTGCCCGTGCGCTGGCACTTCGCAATCATCAGTTCATCGACCGGATTCATGGGCGCGACGCGCGGCGAATCGCCGTAGTTCGTCGGCACGTACTCGGTCGCGCGGTAGTGCGTGATGATCTCCTCGGCGGTCTTGCCGGGCACGGCGAACCGCGCCTGCTTCGACTCGTCGCACGTCGCCGTGCCGTACGGGTAGCCGCCGATCGTTGTGGTCGTCGTCCCGACGGACGTGGCTCCACTGAACGACCCGCCGTCATCCGCGCCGCCGCAAGCCACCAGCGCGAGCGCCATCGCCACCAGTCCCAGCCACCGCATCCCTCTACCTCCACCGGCGAGCGTAGCCACTGGCGCGCGCGCTGTCACCTAGGAGCCGCCCCCGCATGGCCACCGCATCCGCTGCCTTCACCTTCGACGGCGCCGCTGGCTCGCTGCTCAAGCTGTCGACGACCGCGAGCGCCACCGTCACGGCCACGATCGACAGCCTCGACGGCGTCTCCACGATCGCGTGGTCCGTCGCATCGACGGACGAGTCGATGGCGCCCGGAGACTACACGCTCACGACGAGCGGGCCGAAGGGCTCCACCGTCGAGTTCACCAGCGACGCCGCCGGTACCGCTGGCATCCTCCAGTGCCGCATCAACGGGGGGATCAACCCGCAGACGGGTGCGGCCGAGGCCGCGTACACGAAACGCGCGAAGTGGTACGTCCCGACGGCCGGCGGCCTCGAGGTCGGGTGCATCGACGAGGCGTTCGAGTCCGATCCGGTCTACGGTACGACGGGCCTCATCAACGCCGCGGTGCGGTCGGTCGGCGGCGGCTCCGGCGTCACCAGCGTTTCGGGCACCGCGCCGATCGTCTCCTCGGGTGGAGCGACCCCGGCGATCTCGATCTCCGCGGCCAGCGGTGGCGCGGCCGGCTCGATGAGCGCGGC